CTGGTTGCATTCCTACTAACCTTCAACAGACCTGGCTAATCCAATGCCTACCACTACCCCGACCACCACTTTTACCTGGGGCATTAACACCCTGGAGCGTGAAACCGCTGATGGTTTTGTGATGACGGCGCACTATACCGTCAATGCCAGCGACGGCACCTATTCCAGCGGCGCCTACGGCAGCATCGGCTTTGAGCGCCCTGACACCCTGATCCCTTACGCCGACCTGACTGAGGCTGACGTGATTGGTTGGGTCAAGACCGCACTTGGCGGCGACGAAAAGGTTGCCGAAATCGAAGCTGCCCTGCAAGCTCAACTCGACGAGCAACGCGCCCCCACTAAGGCTGCCGGAGTGCCCTGGTAATGGCGGTCAAGTCAAAAACGGCACTGGGGCGAGTTGAGCACAAAGCCGGTCGCCCCAAAACCACGTCCCAGGGTTTCGGACAGCATTCGCGTCCCCGCCGACGCGGTAAGAAGCCCTTGCGTGGTCAGGGCAGATAAATGGACAACCGTTTGTCGCTGCTCGGTGGTGCGCTTGCACTGCTAACCACTGTTGTGGCGACAACGGTCACCATCGACTCGCGTTACGCCAAGTCTGCCGAAGTCAGGCAACAGTTTTGCCAAGCCCGTAAGCAACAACTACGGGACCGGATTTTTGAGCTGGATCTAAAGGCGGACAAAACGCCAAACGACAGAGCGTTGCGAGAATACTTGCAACAGCAACTTCGTGATGGATGCTGAAACTTTAGAGAACTGGCGAAAGATCAAAGCAGCACTTGAAGCAGCAGGGAAAACGGATTGTGACTATTACCGTCGCGCGGTAGTAATTTTGCGCGGCCAGCCGGATCCTTGGCGCCCGCCTTCGATAAAATAATTGCAACGATCAAGCGCCGTGGACCCCTTTTTGACGCCACTAGCCACGGCAGCGATCATCGCTGGTGTTGGTGCCTTATGGCGCATCGACAAACGCGCCAGCATCATGGACACCCGAATGGCCTTGATCCTGGAGCAAATCACAGCGCTGCGGAGCGATCACAAAGAACGGCTCGACGACCACGAACGCCGAATCCGCACCATCGAACAAAAGCTGTGACCACCGTCGTCCACTCCACCCGCTTTGAAGGCGGCTACAAGCTGGAACAACTGGAGAACGAACGCAACGAGATTTACTACCGGGCCTGCAAAAACAGCATCTGCCGGTACGCAGAAGACGAATACATCGCCCGCATGTACCTAGAGGGCATGGGCTGGGACCCTATGCAACCTCCACTTCCAAATAATTTCTTGCCGAAATCTTAAATTTGCCTCCTTTTTGTTTAAGTATTCGCCATCCTTGATTTGATGGTCCATGCCTAAGTGTCGCTAAGCCGAAGGTAGCCGCGGAAACACTTAAGTGCTAGCCCCTCTTATCTAGTACAGCTAAACTTTTGCAAGATTCCAGTATTCAATGGATCCCACCACTCTCGCTGCTATCGCAATCCTGGCTGCCGCCGGAAGCGAAATCCTGACCCTGCTGCCCATCCGCAGCAACAGCTGGGTCCAACTGGTGATCAGCCTGCTCAACGCCATCGCCCGAAAAAAGTCCTGACCACAACCTGGCTGGTGCGATTCAGCACGAGGGATTGGCGCGATGACGTGAACCAAGCGGCAAAGGACTTCAAGTTCCACGCCACCCTCAAACCTCGTATGGATCGCACTATTGAGGACTGGCATCAAGCACAGCCCGAAGCACTCAAACCTGTGGTGAGAGAACACGCTGACGGAGGTTTCAGTATTCACGCTCCTTGGTCCGATGGCGCAAAACAAAATCCGCCTAACTGACCTCTTCCGGTATTACAAAGCGTTGCCTCACCAAGCAGCCGCTATTACCGAGCTAGAGGAGGCTATCAATAAAGCCAACCCCCACATCTTGGGGCGCGACCAAGGCTGGTTCAAAACCTGGAGCGTCGCCGGCAAGCAAACCAGCTTCCCCAACACATGGGAAGGTGTGCTCGAAGCCGCCCGAGTTGCTGGAGCAAAATTCCCCGAACTCGTCGCTGCCCAGTGGGCTTGCGAATCTGGCTGGGGCAAACACGTTTCTGGCCGCAATAATTTCTTCGGTCTAAAGGGTGAAGGCACCGGCACCAAGACCCAAGAATTTATTAATAACCAGTGGATCACGATCTCGGCGGAGTTTATTGACTTCCCCGACCTGATGTCCTGCGTGATGTACTTGGTCGATCACTGGTACAAGGACTATAAAAAATACAAAGGCTGCAACACCGCCGCCACTCGTGAAGACGCTGCCAGGTGGCTGGTGAAGGAAGGGTATGCAACCGACCCCACCTACGCCCAGAAGTTGATCAGCCTGATGGACCAACACGCTGGAACCAGTCCGGCTGCCAGTCCAAGGGAAAAAATCCTGAAAGTCCCGTACGAGTACCAACTTGGAGCTGATGATGGCCCGCAAGGTTATCGCCAGTGTTTTAGCTCCAGTTGCGCGATGGTTGCCCGGTATTACGGCAAGATCTTGGGCGACTACGAGTACAACAAAGTCCGCGCCCGCTTTGGCGACAGCACTGATGCGCAGGCACAAGTCGCTGCCCTTCGCTCATTGGGTCTTAAGGCCGAGTTTGAGATGGAAGGCACCAAGGATTTGCTGGAACAGTTCATTGCTGACGGCTATCCCACGCCGGTCGGCTGGTTACATCACGGCCCTGCTAGTAATCCAACTGGCGGCGGTCACTGGAGTGTCGTCATCGGCTTTACCCCCACGCATTTCATCCACAACGACCCGTACGGCGAAGCAAATCTGGCCGCCGGGGGATACGTAAGCAACAAGGGTGGCGCTGGAATCGCGTATTCCCGCAAGAACTGGCTGCCACGGTGGCTCGTGGACGGAAACGACACGGGCTGGTATATGAAAATCCGACCATGACGCCATGCGCCCCATCGAGCACTCCACCGATGTTGATTAGCGATATACCGAGTAATGTGCCCTGAGAAATAAAAAGCATGTGATCGTTCCCGACCACGAGATCCAGCGCCTGTGCCAGCAAGAGCGGATGGTCGTCCCTTACGACCTTGAGTTACTGAACCCGGCGTCTTTGGACCTGCGGATTGGCGAGAACATCATGGTCGAGGTTGAGCACACCTCAGAACTTCAGATTCAGTCGATCGCTCACTGCACCAAGGACAACCCATATCTGATGGCCCCCGGCGAGTTCCTGCTTACGGAGACGCTTGAAGTCTTCAACATGCCGGCCGACATTTGCGGCATGTTCTGCCTCAAGTCATCACGCGCCAGAGAGGGTTACGAGCACAGCCACGCTGGTTACGCCGATTGCGGCTGGAACGGCAGCAAGCTCACCCTGGAGTTAAAGAACAACAAGCGCTTCCACAGCCTGCCGCTTTATCCAGGCCTGAAGATTGGTCAAATGGTCTTCCTGCTAATGGTGGCCAACCCTGACTTGGATTATGGAGAAATTGGGCATTACAACGGCCAGCCCCGCGTGATGCCGAGTTGGGAGGAGTGTCTTTAGCTACCCTTATTGGAAGCGGAGAGCTTCTCCCATGCAGCGGTACTTAATCGAAGTAACCGGGAAGTTTTACTTCGAGACCGCGCAGGACCCTGAGAACATCCCAGGCGACATCTACGCCTGCATCTCAGAGTGCTTCAAAACCGATGACGACATCATCGACATCGAGATCGCCACCTACGAACTTCCAAAAGATGGAGCATCAGATTGATGGCATCTATCTCGTTAGCAAAAAAGCGAGTAAGCAACGCTTCCGTGCCTCAATCTTCTCCGCTTGGAACCACACCTGCGCCTACTGTGGGGACCACGCCACCACAATCGACCACGTAAAAGCCAAGGCTCACGGTGGTCCGACCACGCTGCGCAACTGCGTGCCAGCTTGCCTGCGCTGCAATGCCGACAAATCCCACTCGTCAGTCTGGCTTTGGTGGATCAAACAACCCTTCTGGAACTTCTTCAGAGCTCACAAGCTGCTGTGCTGGATCAGCCGAAGCGAGCAGCCTTCATATGCTCTATGTAGATCTGAGCCTGCCACAGATCATTGGTATAACGGCCGATAGAACAATTTGGTATACAGGCGCGGTGGGGACGACGTAATTAGTGGTTAGCCCAGAAGGCCGAGCAGCTTTTTGCGAAGACTCCTCCACTAGATCGTCCCTCCGGGAAACCTAAACCGCATTGTGCCGCAACAAATTCCCAGTGGATGCAGTGCTGGCACCTGGGCTTGTTGTTTGTGATGGCCCGAGCGTCGGCATAAAGTTGCTCGGCTTCAATGACCGCCTGCTCAAGATCTTTGCAGCTGAGAGGAAGGTCCAGCTTGCCCGTGTGGGTCTTAATGCGGACACGCCAGCCCTTGGATCCTTCGTACAGGACCATTCGGCCGGCGTGATACCGCAGTGAGGCCACTAAGCGTGTGCTAGTAGCCGCAGCTTAGTTGTCAAGTCTTCAATTGCACCGTCGTTAAATACAGCGCAATCGAAGCCGTTGTAATCGTTCAAGCCACCTTCGCTGGCGTGTTCAAGAGACTTGGGAATACCCGGTCTTTCGACATACCAGAGTGCGCCGCCCAAGTTCTTGATCAACTGCGCCTCATTGAAAAAGCGGCAATCATCAACCACGACTTTGTCGTACTGCTTGATCCGCTCGGACCAGCAGCGCAACCAGATCTCAGGATGAACGCAGGATCGGCCCCATTCCGTACCAAGCGTCCGAAGCATGTGCCGAACACTTACTTCGGCAGATGGCACGACTGCCTGCTTGTGCCTGTAGACCAGATCCTCAGCTCCGGCCTGGTCGTAACCCAAAGCCTTGAGCATCGGAATCAGCATCTCCTTCAAGGTCTGGGCAAATGGCACGATCGTGTAACCGCGCTCTTCCGCCAGCCATTGGGCGATGGTGGATTTGCCAGAGCCAGCAGCAGGGCTGTAAAGGCCGATCAGCTTTTTCATTACTGGCCTGCCAACTGGGATGAGATGAATGAGGCCCGCATGATCTGTGCAGTGTCCTGCGCAAACTGATCCATCAGACCGGTGTAAGTGCCGCGCAGGCCAGGCTCAGCAGAGTCCCGCTCGTAGAGCTTGTACAAGTAATCAAGAAAGTCGGCTTTCCCTTTCTCGATCTGCCATGGCTTCAGCTCGGACAAGAGCTGTTCCGCGTCCAACGACTGGGTCGCCCCAATAAACGATTCGCCCATCAAAGAACCAAGGCCGGTAGTAAGTTTCAATGCCATAAAACAGCGGATGAGCGCCGTAGGAGCCTACCCCCGTGTTCGGGTGGTAGAGCGTCACTTCTCAGCATCGGGCAAATGGTAGATGCGTTCCAGCTTCATGGAAGCCGGCTCATAATCGT